GTGCGCAAGGTCGGCGGCGTCGATCAGATGGAAGCCATTCGCACGGCCATTGGGCTGTGAGGAGACTGAGCCATGCACACCGCTGAACGCATCACCCTGAACTTCCCCATCGAGCACGACGGTCTGCCGATCAAGGAGATCGCCCTGCGCCGTCCCACGGTGGGCGACCACCTGGCCGCGCAGAAGTCGGCCGGCACCGACGCTGAACGCGAAATCCGGCTGATCGCCAATCTGGCCGAGTTGCCGCCAGCGGCGATCCACCAGCTCGATATGAAGGACTACGCCCAACTGCAGAAGGTGCTGGGCGGTTTTTTGCAGTGAATCCGGGTGAGCTTTCCGCCCTCGTGGTGGAGCTCGCCCTCTACACCCACTGGCCTCGATCCGAACTCCTCGCCCTGGAGGTGAGTGAGTTGGTCGAGGCCTTGTCATTGGCGCGGCGGCTGTCTGCAACGCCATCTTCCTGAGGTTTGCCCATGGCCGCGCATCCTGTTCAGATCAGCATCGGTGCCACGCTGGCGGCTTCCCTTGGCTCGGCGGTGCGCGGTGCCCAAGCCCAGCTGAACCAATTGGGTTCCACGATGGCGGAACTCGGCAACAAGCAATCCGGCATCAAGCAGTTGGAGACCCTGCGCGCCCAGGCCAAGGATGCGGCACTGGCCATGCGCGCCGCGCAGCAGAAGGTTTCCGGGCTGGAAGCGAACATTGCCGGCCAGGATGGTGGTGCCACGGCCAAGCAGGCCCGCGAACTCGAACGCGCCCGTGCAGCGGCGACGCGTGCGGAGGACGCCTACCGTCGCCAGCGCTCGGCCGTCGATGAACTGAGCACCTCTTTGACCCGGGCTGGGGTGAACACCCGCGCCATGGGCAGTGAGTCTGCGCGCCTCGGCAGTCAGCTCGAAACCCTGCGTACCCGCACCGAAGCCCTGACCCGCGCCCAACAGGCACAGGCCCGTAATCTCGAGAACCGCAGCGCCTACCGTGCCCAGATGATGGATGCGGTGGCTTTGGGCGGTGCGCTCTATGGCCTGGTGCAACCGGCTGTCCAGTTTGAGTCGGTGATGGCCGACGTCAAGAAGGTGGTCAATTTCGACACGCCGGATCAATTCGGGCAGATGTCCAAAGATGTGCTCTTGATGTCGACCCGCATTCCGATGGCTGCTGACGGCATCGGCGCCATCGTCGCGGCGGCCGGTCAGGCCGGCATCGCCCGCGAGGAGTTGCTGCGCTTTGCCGAGGACGCCGCCAAGATGGGCGTGGCCTTCGACCTGTCGGGCCAGCAGGCCGGTGCGGCCATGACCGGCCTGCGCTCGATCTTCGGATTGACGCAAGACGAGGTGGTGAAGTTGGGTGATGCCATCAACCATCTGTCCAACAACATGGACGCCAAGGCATCCGACCTGCTCAACATCGCCAACCGGGCGGGATCGACGGCGAAACTGTTCGGCCTGTCCGGCGCACAGTTGAATGCCCTGGGTGCGACCTTCCTCGCATTGAAGACGCCACCCGAAGTCGCGGCCACCGGTATCAATGCCTTGCTGATGAAGCTGGCGACCGCTGACAAGCAGAACGAGCGCTTCCAGCAGGGCCTGCAGGACATCGGGCTGTCCGCTGAGGTCATGAAGCAGATGATTGGCCGCGATGCCCAAGGGGCGCTGACGACCTTCCTGCGGCAGGTGAAGAACGCCCCCGATCTGATGGGCACGCTGTCGGACTTGTTCGGCATGGAGTACGCCGACGACATCGCCAAGCTGGTGGGCTCGATGGACACCTACGAGAAGGCGGTGGGTCTGGTCGCTGATCAGACCGCCTACGCCGGGTCGATGCAGGCCGAGTACGAAGCCCGCTCGGCCACCACCGCCAACAACCTGCAGCTCCTCAAGAACCAGATGAGCCGGCTGGGCATTACGGTGGGCAATGCGCTGCTGCCGGCCTTGAACAACTTGGTGGGCGCGCTGATGGCGCCCATCGACAGCCTGGCCAATCTCGCCGAACGCTTTCCTATCGTCACCCAGGTGGTGGTGGGTACTGTGGGTGCCGTGCTGGGCCTGAAGGTGGCCACCATCGCACTGGGCTATGCCTGGACCTTCGTGAAGGGGCCGATCCTGGGTGCGCAGGTGGCGTTTCAGTCGGCCCGGGCTGGTCTGGCGTTGCTGCAAGTGCAGGCGGCGGCCACCGGCGCCAGTGCCGGCATTTTGTCGGTCGCCTGGAGCCGCATTCAGACGGGCGCCCTCGGGCTGATCGCGCCCATCAAGTCGGCGGCGCTGGCTTTCTGGTCGATGTTGCCGGCGATTGGTGCAACGACGGCCGCGCTGCTCGCCAACCCGATCACCTGGATCGTTGCCGGGATTGGTGCGGCGGTCGCCGGTCTGGCCTTGGTAATCCGCAAATACTGGGACCCCATTGCCGCTTACCTTGGCGGTGTGTTCGAGGGCATCCGGTCGGCGATACAGCCGGCTATCACCAGCCTCGCAACAGCACTGGCACCGCTGGCGCCGATTGGGCAGGCGGTGGCTTCCGTGTTCGGTTTCATCGCCGATGGCGTGAGCCGGGTGGTGGGCTGGGTCGGACAGCTGTTTGCGCCGGTGACGCTCTCCACAGAGGCATTCAACAGCCTGTCCGCATCGGGCCAGTCCCTCGGTGCAGTGATCGGGGGCGTGTTGAGCACGGCTTTCACGGTGCTGACCTTGCCGATTCGTGCGGTGGGCACGCTGGTGGGGTGGGTGATCGAGGGGTTTACGGCCCTGGTGTCCTTTTCCCCCTTGGCTCTGATCAGCGCCGCCTGGCAACCGGTGGCGGATTTCATGACCAGTCTCTGGTCGGGCATCACCGCCACCGTCGGTCAAGCCATCGACTGGATCGCCGGCAAGATCGGCTGGGTGATGAATGCCGGCAAGCAGGTCGGCGACTGGTTCGGTTCGCTCTTCGGCAGCGATAAGCCGGCGTCGCCCACTGCTACGGCTTCGGCTACTGCGCGTCCGGCAGCGGTCGGTGGCACTGCTGCGCTGGTCGCGCCACGCCCCTCCGTCGGTACCGCACCCGTTGGCATCGCGCCGATGTTGGCGGGCAGTCCGTCAGTGGCGAGTGCCAGACCGGTGACGATGCCGGCGCAACCCCTGGCTGCGCGCGGCAACACCAGCGTCTCGCTGTCTGCCCCGATCACGGTCAACGCACCACCCGGGATGGATGCGCGTGAGATCTCCACGCTTATCGAGTCGCGCCTGCGCACTCTGATGCGAGAGACCACCCGCAGCCCGGCCGCCGCGATGTACGACTGATCCCAACAACGCCAGTCTCACTCCCCTTATTTTTCGAGGTGTTCCATGGCCGAACGTGTGATGTTGGGCTTGGGCGAGTTTCGCTTTGAAATCGCCACGGCCGCCTACCAGAAGTTCTCGCTCAACCAGTCCTGGCGCTGGCCAGAACAAGCCCGGATCAACCGCGATCCGGCCCTGCAGTTCGTCGGCCGCAATGTCGGCGAGATCGAGCTCGATGGTCTGATCTACCCGGGCTTCAAGGGCGGTCTCGGCCAAGTCGAAGCGATGCGTGCCCTGGCCGATGCGGGCAAGCCGCTGCAGCTGGTCGATGGCCTGGGGCGGATTTGGGGTGCTTGGGTGATCACGGAGATTGGCGACACCCGCACCGTGTTCGCCGATGACGGCCAGCCGAGGAAGCTCGAGTTTCGGATCAAGCTCAAGGCCTACGGAGAAGATGACCTTGCACAGGCCACGATCAAGCCTGCAACGCGCGCCGTATCGGCGGTTGCTTCGGCGACGTCCGTGGCCGAAGCCACGGCCAAGCTGGAGGCGCTAACGACTGCAGCCGATGCCCTGCCTGAGGTCACGCCGGCGATGACGCCGACCGCACTGCAGTCTGCGATATCGGCCACCCAGGGGGTGGTTGCTGAAGTCACCCAGACCGTTGCTGGCATAGCCGGCGAGATTTCCGGTGCGATCAACGGGGCCGCCGGGGAGCTGCGGCAGGTGGTGCTGGATGCGATCCCGCCGCAGGCCTTGCAAGCGGTACGCGATGTGCAGGACGCCGTGGGCGAGATCATGGCGCTACGCCAAAGCGTGCAAGCCACGGTCGCTGGCGTCAAAAACCTCCCCGCCGCCTTGAAGCGTGATGTCGCAGGCATCGATGGCGCGTTGCAACTTTCCAGTTTCCGGATCAAATCCTCTGGCGATGTGCTGCGCGATACGCAGATGACCTTGTCCACCATCGCCCGCCTGGGCGACGCTGCCGCCACCCGCGCCCAGCAGGCCGCCTCTGACACGGCCGGCAGCATCGCCAAGAGCGCAGAGCAGATCAATGCCTTGTGTGCCAAAGCTCAGGGCTGCACGGCGAAGATCGTCGAGAAGTGGGAGGGATGGCATGCCTAAACGCGTCACGACCCACGACGGCGATGTGCTCGATGCCCTCGTCTGGCAGCACTACGGGCGCAGCGACGTGCTGTCGGCCGTGTTGGAAGCCAATCCGCACTTGGCCCAGTGGCCACCAGTGCTTTCGGCCGGCTTAGGTGTCGAACTCCCTGATCTGCCGCTGCCGGTCGAAGCGCCGGTGATCCGGCTGTGGTCGTAAGGAGGCAAGGATGCAACCGATATTCCGCATCTACGCCAACAGCCAAGAGATCACTGCCGCCATCCGCGACCGCCTGATCGAATTGGTGGTCACCGACGAAGCCGGCATCCAGTCCGATGAGCTGAAGCTGACGTTGGACGACCGCCGCCGTGAGGACGGTTCCATTGCCGAACTGCCCCGGATCGGCACCGTGCTGACCGTCTCCATCGGTTATGCCGAAACCCGGCTGGTGTCTTTGGGGCGTTTCATCGTCGATGAGATCGAGATCCGCTCGCCCCCAGCGACGCTGTCCGTCTCCGCCAAAGCGGCCGACATGGTCGGGCCGTTTCGCAGTCCCAAGACGCGTTCTTGGGAGGAAACGACGCTCGGAGCCTTGGTCAGCGCCATCGCGGCTGAACACCGCTACCAGGCCAAGATCGATCCGGCGCTGGGCGCCATCGCTGTTCCCCATCTGGATCAGACGGCCGAGTCGGA